AGAACCCGCTGGCCAGGAGCTAAGCGCAATGAAAAATCAGAAGTCTCGGGAGGATGTCACCCCTCCACATAATGAGACACATGAAAATGCATTACAGCTCCTGAATAGGATATCTGCCCAATTCACTATTGGTAAGTGGACAGATCCCCGCACAAGTGCGGGTAACACGCTCCATCAAGATGTGGAACGTGAAGCGTTCGTCGCAAACACCAAGGAGAATCTTAAATGGCTAGCTGAGCTGCCTAAGAATTTACTTCTCAGTGTTTCCCTAGAAAGGGTCACGACGAAGCTGGGCTCTGTGAGAGCCTGGGAAATCCCAAGCGAAGAGTCCAAGGGGGATAAGACTGGAGTGACACCAGCGCCCCGTGGACTAAACAATTCGGAATTAATCCTTCTCCCCACGGGAGGGGATGTAGAACAGTGGCGCGTTGCAGCAGACTTCTGCTGTGGCTACCTGTGTGTTATCGAGGATTCATATGCCAAGGCCAGAAAACTCGACTTCTACACGGCGACCACTCCATTCCGACACCTGATTGAGATCGACAAGCGTCTCCAGGTAAAATGGATCAAGTATTACACCGCTGCTCCAATGTCACAGATCCTGGGAGAGGAACTTCCTCCAACTCCCGATGGAGCCAGGACACCCGTGTTTTTCAGTGGCAATTTCCGGAAGTTCATGCATCAAAGGTGCCTTAAAGGAACCAGGGATGTACGCAACTTTCGGAATGCCTTCAATCTCCTTCAGGGAGTTAAGAAGGCTTGCCGACCAATTTCTGAAGAATTCATCAAGGATGCCTACAAAGAGCATCGAGTCACCATGGCTACCCCCTGTGGTTCCGACGAAGAGATTGACTCTGCGACACTTCGCAAGTATGTCAAACTCTGGAATCACGGGAGCTGGGGTGAACGTCCGGACTGGGAGACCAAACAAATGGTCCCAGGCCGGTGGTCACGCTATAAACCAGTTCTCTTCAAGCCACCTGGTCCGTCCGCCACTCTCGAGTGGGGCCGGAAGATGGGTGGAGGGAGTGGTTACGCCTACCAGATAAATGAATTCTTTGACCATCGTGAACGACTCGTTCAGGCCTTCATTGTCAACCGTCAGATCATCAATCTGTTGGAAGAGAAGGGCATCCTCGACGCATTTAAAGGCGTCGGCACAGACCAAGATCCATTCTGGACTTGGGAACTGGAGGCCGATACCTTGCAGTTTGAGGAGGACGGGAGTCGGGACCATCCACAGTGGTGGGCCCGGGCTCCTACAGTCCCAGAACGACGGATCTCCCCTAGTGGACAGGTCTATCTCTCGTGGAGGAATTATTCCCCCACTTGGGAAGAAGCCTTCTCACTCTATGACGAGGAGAATCCGAAGAACCACAAGGTCATGGTCGAGGGGTGTATAGAACCGATCAAACTTCGGACTATCACAAAAGGCCCCTGCCACCGAAAATGGCTTAGTCAGTCACTGCAGAGAGAAATGGCCGAGTGCCTTGATGGCCTCTGGCAATTCTCGCTCAACAAGGCGAACACAGACCCAAGATTGGTGTCTAGGTTGAACCGAGCGTGTGAACTCCTGCATAACCGTCTTTCTCCCCAAGAACCCCCCACATTCGGGTGGTGTTCAGGAGATTATAAAGCGGCCACTGACAAAATTTCGATTCATCACACCAAAGCCTCTCTAGAAGCCCTTCTCGTTGGGCTGGATAAGAAGAGGGTGGATGAGGCATGTAAGAGACTCTACCGTGCAGAGCTCTACGAGCAAACCGTCCAATACCCAGAATGGACAGGTATACCTCAGGTAGAGCAAGTCAACGGACAACTCATGGGATCGGTACTATCCTTCCCAATCCTTTGTGCCATCAACTTTACGGCATATTGGAAGAGTCTCGAGGACTACTACGGCGTGACCTTGAAGGTCGGCCAAGTCCCCTGCCTCATTCACGGTGATGATATCTTGTTCAAGACAACTCCGGGACACTACGAACACTGGTCGAAGGTCATAACCGAATTCGGGCTTACAAAGTCCGTCGGTAAGAACTACTACCATAAGAAAGTGTTCACAATTGACTCGGAGTTGTGGATCGAGGGACGAGACCACGATCAGGTGCACTTCAAGAAGTACCACCCGATAAACTGTGGGTCCCTCCTCGGTTCGACGATCGATGGCCGACCAGGCTATCAGAACTCACCAATTGAGGATAAGTTCAACTCGTCCATCCGAGGCGCTCAGAATAAGGAACTATTCGTGAAGAGGTTCCTATACTTCAATCGCGCGATCATTAGACCACTGACCTGGACTAGGTCTGGAATTCTCAACCTTTTCCTCCCCGCTATGCGCGGAGGCTTAGGCTTCGAGTTGCCATGGAAGGCAACCGAGATACCTGTGAAGGAAAACGGTGAACCTCTCGTCCGAGTAACGAAACACCAGCTTAACTTGGCTTCGGCCTTGTGTGCTAGTATCCGTGAATCGGGCCCACTGAAGGCTTATGCCATTGTGGGACTTCAGACTCCTGTGAGTCTAGACGAAAAGAGGTATCGCCTCCCCTTCAAGGATGTATGGCGACATGAGTCAGAGTACCCTCAGGGAATCCCCGGGGCGTTACCTGAACCCATATTGTCGTCCTTCCCTGAAGGCAGGTCTGAGAAGTTCAGAATCCGGAAGCCGGATCTAGGTGACCTCGCACCAAAGACAAGGTTGACCCGAGTCTGTGCGCATCCGCCCATCGCGCCTCCTGTTAGGCGTTTCAAGGTGGATGGTGGGGTTGTAACTCAGGAGAAAGTCCTGACCTTCCCCACAGAGATCTTTAGCTTTCCCTATGTCCACACTCGGGTTCTTGAGCCCGAGGTGTTCTGGTCAGAGGTGGTCTGGGCTACACGCCGTCTGCATGTAGATTCCCTAGAACTAGGGGTCCGTGCTCTCAGCGGAATCCGTGGGGACCTTGGTCCCCAATAGGATTTGTTCCGCTTTGGTGAAAGCTCCAAGAAGTAGAACAACTGATAACGAAATGGTTAAGAGCCATTCCTCTAAGAAGAGGCAAACACGAGAAAAACGAACGGCCGGGGTCCGCAAGAGGACGCCCCGCCAGATGCCTCGGCTTAGTGCCGCCCTAAATCTGGGTGCACTGGCCGAGCGACAGTGCGCGAAGCACTATGCAGAGACGGTTATGAATCCATTTGATTCAGCCGCTGGGGCATGTGTCCCTGTCCTCCCTTGCTTGGATTCCTCAAAGAGGAAGATCTTTGCTCGGGGTGTCGGACACGTGAACCCTCAGGGTTTCGGTGGGATCAATTGCACTACGTCAATGGTCAATGGATCAAATTGTATCCATTACACCGCCGGGACTCTACATGCAGCCCCATGGAATAATAACTCACTGGACTCGACGCAAACATTTGCGTCGACCAATAATAGTGAGTTGGACGTGTCAGACTTCTCCAACAGTGCCGTCCAAGGACGTGTTGTTGGATGTGGCCTGCGAATCCGTTATATCGGAAAGCAGGTTGACATGAACGGAACGTGCTACGCTCTTGAAGAGCCTTCGCACCTTGCGACAGATCATCTGACAGTCCCCGATATCCTAAAGTATGACCGAGTGAAGACAAAACCATTCAATCGTGAATGGGTTGTGGCTTGTTGGCAACCAGTTCTCCCACAAGAGACTGCGTACTCCAACAGCCCTGTCGCCGCTCCATATGGCTACGATCAGGTGAAGACGCCTCTGGTCATTTTGATCCAGACGCAGTCGACAACCGAATCAGAGGGCCTCCCGTTTGAATGGGAGTGGTACCTCCACTACGAAGCCATTGGTTCTGGCGCACGCGGTAAGACCGTGAGCCATACGGCACCCGTCAAGGGTCCGAATGTGATCGCAGCACTCCAACAGGCACCATCAACATTGTATGATAAGGTGTCTAATGGGAGAGCTAACGTCAACACGATCGCTAATAGGATGGTGGACCATGGAAGCTCGTGGCAGTTCGCTGGTGACCTAATGAAGAAGGTCGCCACGACTGCTGTGGGAGCCGTCACTTCACGAGCCGCCGCCCAGTACATGGGTGGCGGTCTCGCTGCACTCGCCCTCTAGGACATTGTCCGGGTTATCGAGTCCGCCCCTGTCGAACTTGTTCACCTCCTCCTCGCAATGAAGAGGATAGGTGACTATCAACAGGCAGGGTGGAGGATTTGATCTAGTCCCTCAAGAGGGGCACCCGGGCACTGTCCAAAGGATTGAAACAGCAAAAACTGAAAATTCAGTGCTCGACTTAATGTTTTGAGCATAGAAACCTCCGCTAGGAGGTCAATCCTGTAGAGAGAGGAAGCATCAAACCCCTTAACAATTCCGCTTGGAACAGCTAAAAAGGTCTGTTCAATCCTATTCCCCAGCACGAATCCCACCAGTTCGTGCAGACCGAGGAAGGATGCCGAAAGGCAATCTTCGGTCGTCGGCTTACAACCGACTTGAGGA